TATACTTTACCATAGCCTTGTAAGGTAACTGATAAAGTGTGGACTTGTCTTCATGATCACCAGGAAGAAACCCAATTTCACGAGTAGCAACAAGAGACCTAACGATATATATTTTTTCGTAAGGAGTTTCTTGGTCCAGGACATCTTTGAGTGCGTTGTAGAGTGTGATAAATGTTTTACCAGTACCAGCGCAACCATATGCTACAACATTTTTATTCTCTGCATAAGCATTGAATAAGAGTTGTTGGTTTGGTGTAAGGGGTTCAATCTCCCTTAACATGTCAGTATTAATTGGTTTCTTTCTCTTCATCTGCTTGGCCGTGAGTCCGACACCTATTGGTTGATCTGTTTTCTTTTTACGTGGCATACTTAGAAACTATAATCACGATGTTTACGGACTGTTGCACCTGGTTGTTTAGATGCTCTGTCTAGTACTTCATTCCATCCACTAGACTTTGCTTCACCAGTCCATTTAAACTCAGTTGACATGCTAGCACAACCCGCTTGCCAATCTTTCTGCCATTCAGGATTGTCTTTGCACCATTGAGAATACTCCGTCATCGTCATGGAGAGTTCTTTCTTTTGTTTAGATTCTTTATGTATAACAGGGTATGTTGGCATATCAATATAAAGTTATGTAGAAATATTTATTAAATGAAATTAAAGTTAATGTTAAATCTTCCTTTTGCATTTGATGTAGTAGATGAATTATGATCGGTTAACCCATCAAAAATAAAAAGTTGATTAGCAACACTCTTTATTTTACCACTTCCTTTCACTCTAGTAAACCCATTACAAGTATTCAACCCAAATATAGCAGCAGTAGTTCCATAACCTTCATCAGTATGAACATTATGTTCCCTAACTCTTGGAGTGTGTGGATAAAAATTTAGTTTAATTCTAGTAATAGTTTTACCCTCAAGTAAATCAATATCTCCAAATCCTTTACCAAAGATATTCATTATAGGATCAAGAAGATAGGAACTTTTTTGATTATAATAAACCATATGAATTCCATACCAACTCCAAGGATCACTAGAACTAGAATCATCCTCTCTATAAGCAACAACTGGTTCCAAATAGAAAGGACACTCAGTATTCCATACAATCATCTTCTGTAGAGTATGAAACTGATATTCAGAAAGAAAATCTTTAATTACCATCCCAATGCTTCAGATACTGTAGGGAACTGCTCTATAAAAACTTTACGAACATTCTCTACCAGTTCCATATGCTCTTTCTGAGTACCGTGAGCAGAACGTAAATCAATATAATGTATCCATGATCGTATTGAACCTGTCATATACAATCTTGTAGGAGTAGCAAGAGGAAGTACAAACCTAGCACACTCCTTTGCTATACCATCATGAAGCATCTCCTTATAAAGATCTATAGATGCATCAAAATGTTTTCTCATCTTTCCATTAAACTTCTCAACTATAGCAGGATCTACATCATCAATACTATTCTGTCTATTCTTTTCATCCTGACTACGCAATTCTGGTAAAGGAATGTCCTCTCTAATATGAGAGACATCCTGATACCTTTGAGAAAACTCTTGGTATGTAAATGATCTATGCCTTAGTATCTGTGCTGCTAGTCCCCTAGTAGTATTAATCTCCACCGTCATGAATGCCTGCTCAAAGACACTCCAATGACCGTGCTTAATACAGTAAGTTAAAAGACCAGCAAACTTATCATTCTCCTGGTTCTGAGGGTTACTGACACGAGCAACATATGCTATTGTCTTCTCCGCATCAGGAGTAACACTTATAAGTTTAATCTGTCCATCCATCATCGTCATCAAAGACCTCATCGTAATCGTCAATTGTAGGATTCAATTCCTTATAGTTTTCATACCTGTAAGCATCCACATCAGAAAACACCTCAGACTCTAGGGCATCTAATAATTGTTTGAGATTTCTAACTATAAGTTTTAATCTCTGTCGCTTAAGATCGTCCATAAGATTCCTTTTCCATCTAATTATAAGACAAAAAAAGAGCACCTGTCAAGCAGGTGCCCTTCAAATTAGTCCAAGTAAGACTTAATCACCGCGCACACACAGTTTTAGATTCTGTGTGCTTGATGCCTCTGTAAACGAGTTCAGAGACTTGCTTCTGACAGCTCTTGCTGTCCTTGGTGTCGTATTTAACACCTCTGTAAGTGACTTGTGCCATTGTGTTACTCCTAAAGTAGTTGGGTTTTTTAAGTCCGTTCCTTTAGTCGTTTGCGTCCCCGAAGGGATGAACGTACCCGTTCCGCGACTTACTTGCGACCCCGAAGGGTTGAACGATGTGGATATGATAACATACCCACTCTATATATGCAAGCACAATTGTAACATGTGATACCATTTTTACATATCTTCAATTTTATACGGACACATTATCCTTTCAACGATACCACGAGCATGCTTATTATGTTCTATTAATTTGTGCATCCATATTCTTTCAGTAAGAGTAACCTTTCTACCAAGCTTAACCCTACAAGCAATTTCTGTTACACGTAACCTACTGTCTTTAGAGAGCATTAATCACCAGGGGTAAAAGGTTATGTTCTGCCTGTTGGATTGCTCTCTGTAAAGATTCAACAGTATCTCCTGGCAGAATAGGAACTGTCTGCTGTTTAATAACAGCACCAGAATCCAAATGTTCTGTTACCCAATGAACTGAGCAACCAGTCTCAGTATCACCAGACTTCAGTGCCTGCTCTACAGCACCCAACCCCTTATACTTAGGTAACAAAGATGGATGAAGGTTAATAAGTCTCCCTGCAAATGCTTCACAGAACTTCTTAGAGACTACTCTCATCCATCCTGCCATCACCACAAGGTCCACCTGATATGCCTCAAAAATTGTAATAATATTATCCTCTTCTTTACTAGCAATACGAATAGACTTAATACCTAATCTATCTGCTCTTTTCTGAGCACCACACTTCTTCTTGTTATACACCATGAGTACTACGTCATGGTCAGGGCATGAGTGAACTATATTTTCAAAGTTAGTCCCCTCACCAGAGCACATAACTCCTATTCTCATTTCCCATAACCCTCTTTCCATTCACCTTTATCATAATCAAAATTAGGATGAGGTGCAGCAGAAACTACAGGGTTCTTGGTTCTGTTTAGTAAACTAATAAATTTATCAGCAGCAAACGTACCACCAACACACACATCAATCTCATCACCATCATCCCATACAGGATCTCCATTCTTCTTACGCATATCCAATGCCTTCTCTAAGTCATCAATAATCTTTTGTGTGATTTTCATAGTGGTCTCCCATGCTTATCAACTAGACCCATCTTCTTAACTTGATGGAGGTTAGATTTCTTTTGACGCTTTTTAATTTTCTTATATTCTTTGAGGAGTTTATCTATTTCTGACTGAGGAATATTAACCTTCAACTCATCTCCTTCTTCTCCAACAGTCTTCTGAGCAAATCCAAGTCCACTCTCCTCTGACTTCTCCTTATCATCTATCCAATCATTAATCCCTTCCTGAATTTCATCACGGATGAGAGCATTTATCTGTGCCTTAATAACCTCATCATTCACTTCTCTTCCTCCTCCTCTTCTTTTCTGGTTGCTTATACCCCCATTGAGATGGATTCACTGTCCCATACCCCCACTCAATCGCCTGTAACGCTCCTTTACCGTACTTATCATAGTAGAGGTCAAAAATGTTAGCTTGCTTGCCAGAGCGTGTTACATCGATAAGTTGCTTACCATCAACTGTATATCTAATGATACAGGCATCACTAGGAAATTTCTTATCCCGTGCCTTATCTTCAGTGGTCTTCTCTAAAAGAATCTCACAAGAATAATCAGAAGGTTTAAAATCTGCCACTATTTCTTTTCCTTCTTCTGCCACAACTTCCTTTTCAGCCACTACTTCACCTCCTCTTCTTCTCATCTGACCACCAGAGTTAATACTCATGAGCGACCACCCCATTCAATGTCTGGATAGGCTTGTTGAACCTGTTCATAAGTAACCTTATACCTATCAGTCAACCTCTTATCCTTCACCAAGCAAATGATTTCTGCTTCCTGAGGATGGAGTCCTTCAAGCATCTGAACAAACATAGTTTCACGACGAAGGTTATTCAGTCCATCATTACCACCCTTAATAAAATGGTAAAGAGTTTTCCATTCTCTTCTTAAAGATGTATGGTCAGTACCAACAGGAACTTCATTAGGTTTATAAGGAACCTGTCCTTCTGGCATAGCAGACTGAACACTATCATCAAACTGCCAAATAAGAATAGCAGTTAAAGCATCATCTCTATACTCTCTAAGAACATCTACTTTCTTTGCTTTAGTCTTTTGTTCACTTACCAACTCCAAAATCTCATGCATGAATGGATTTGGTGGAAGTTTAACCTTTGCTTTAGAAACCCTAGGCTTCCTAGTCGTCGTCTTCTTCGGTGTCTGTGTCATAGTTTTCAAATCGAACTGCTACAATTTCATCAGGAACCAGTTGTCCGTTTTCATCGAACATCTCTGGATGAGCATATACTACCTGAGGTGTTGTTTCATAAGAATGTTGTCTTGCCATCCATCCTATCATACCTCCTACCAATAATGCAAGGAACGCAACGATGGTCGTCAGCGTTAGTGTTACTATGGTCGTTTCCATGGTACTCCTCCAGAGAGATTATTTTTTTCTAATGTCCAGATAGAAATTAAAATGGAACACAATCTCTCTACGGAAGAAAGAAAACATGTTACCGAACTTTATCTGAAAAGTCTTTGGTGCTTCTGGTTTCCTCCTCCTATTACGTAACAATAATTCAACACCCTTATTGATTTCGGGTTTGTCATTATTTAGATCCTTT